TGTTGATCATCTGCCCCTTGTCCATCATGCAATCAGCATGGCAAGCCGACCTGTTTAAATTCGCTATGCACCGCAAGGTTGGTGTAGCTTACGGGGACCGCACTAAGCGTAAGGCAGTAATTGATAGCGATGCTCAGTTCGTCGTAATTAACTATGACGGTGTCGAGATCGTAGCTAACGACATTATGCGTAACAACTTTGACCTCATCATTATTGACGAGGCTAATGCCTACAAAACAAACACTACTAAGCGCTGGAAAACACTAAATCATATCCTTACACCCCGCACATGGTTATGGATGATGACGGGCACACCTGCTGCACAGACCCCTACTGATGCGTTTGGCTTGGCAAAACTATGCGTACCCGACAATGTGCCTAGGTTCTTTGGTTCTTTCCGTGATCAGACTATGGTGCAGTTGACCAAGTTCAAATGGATGCCAAGACCTGATGCTAATCAGACTGTATTTAATGCCCTCCAACCTGCCATCCGATTCGAGAAAAAGGATTGCTTAGACCTACCGGAAGTTACCCATGTGTTCAGAGACGCCCCCCTTACTCCGCAACAGGAGAAATACTACAAACTACTCAAGAAGGACATGCTCATGGTGGCAGCGGGCGAAGAGGTCTCAACGGTTAATGCCGCTGTTAATCTTAATAAACTCCTGCAAATTAGCGGTGGGGCTGTTTATTCTGACACTGGTGCTATTGTCGAGTTTGACGTTTCTAATAGGCTACAAGTTATCACAGAAGTTATTGAAGAAGCTAGCCACAAAGTGCTTGTCTTTGTACCGTTCACGCATACAATAGAATTACTCAGGGCGCATTTGAGAGGGGCAGGTATTACCTGCGAGGTTATCAATGGTAGCGTTCCAGTAAACAAACGCACCGAGATATTCAAAAAATTTCAAGAGACCACTGAACCACGAGTTCTTCTCATCCAGCCTCAAGCAGCCTCACACGGTGTCACACTAACGGCAGCAGATACAATCATTTGGTATGCACCAGTAACATCTATTGAAACCTACCTACAAGCTAACGCACGTATTGACCGTCAAGGACAGAAGAACAAGATGACCATCGTGCACATTAAGGGTAGTCCCGTAGAGACAAAGCTGTATGCGATGCTGCAAAATAAGTTGGATGTACATGAGAAAATAATTGACCTGTACAAACAAGAAGTAAAAGATATTACTTGACAAAGTAAAGAAGTGTGGTAGTATCAAACCATCAGGCATAGACCTGTGTTTTAACTAAAGGAAAACTAAGATGACAGACAATACCGAAGCGGTAGAACAACCCGTCGCCAACATAGATAAGCTAGTCGAAATCTATATCAAGATCCGTGATGCTCGTGATGCTGCACGCAAAGAGTACGAAGCTAAAGAAGCTGACCTCAATGAGCAGTTAGAAGTGCTATCACAACAGATGCTTGACCTATGCAAGGCTACTGGTGCCGACAGCATTAAGACTTCACATGGTACGGCAATTCGCACCATCAAAAACAGATACACAACTAATGACTGGGAACGCTTCTATGCGTTTATGTTTGAGCATAATGCTCCACAGTTGTTAGAGAAAAGAATTCAACAATCCAATATGAGGCAGTTTTTGGAAGAGAATCCGGACTTGCATCCCGCCGGTTTAAATGTGGATAGCACATACGCAATTACAGTTAGGAGAAGCAAATGAGTAACGTCGCCTTATTTAACAATCAATTACCAGACTACCTCAAAGAGGTTCAATTAGATGATGTCACTAAAGCCTTAGTCGGCGGTGATAATCAGACCAAGCGCATTGCATTAGGTGCTAACAAGTTCATCCTTAAGGTGAACGGTACCGAGATTTCTAAGACCAACAAACCATCGTTGGAAGTAGTTATCGTCAATGCTTCTAAACATATCTCCCGCACATTCTATGCAAAGGCATGGGATCCAAAGGGCGATTCAGCGCCACCTGATTGCTGGTCAAATGATGGTGAAAAACCAGACGCCTCGATTGCTGAACCTCAGCACTCATCTTGTGTAGGTTGCCCACAGGATATTAACGGTTCTGGTCAAGGTAATACTAAAGCGTGCCGTAAGAACCGTCGTATTGCGGTTGCTTTAGCTAGCGATTTGGAAGGCGATGTTTATCAAATGACATTGCAATCTAAGTCTATTTTCTATGATATGAAAGACCCAGGTGATTTGGAGCACATGCCATTTAACCAGTATGCAAAGTATGTTGGCACACAAGGCTACAACTTAAATACATTGGTTACTGAGATGCGCTTTGATGAAGATTCTACAGTTGGTAAGTTGTTCTTCCGCCCTGTTCGTTTCCTTGAGAAGCATGAATGGGAAGCTGCAGTAAAGCAGGGAGAAACACCAGCCGCTAAGAGCGCAATCACTATGTCTGTAACTCCAGCCACACCTAAGCTAGCTGCACCAGCACCTGCTGCTAAAGCCGAAGTAGCTAAGGTTGAAGTTGAAACGGAGGAAGTAGCCGAGCCTACTAAGCGTGCCGAGAAAAAGGTTGAGCCAAAAGCTAAGCCTGATTTGAAGTCGATTATGGGTGACTGGTCTACTGACGACACAGAATGAGTCTAAGAGGCTATAGCTTAAATCTTGTTGCAGCTAACCGAGCTGCTGATCCTAAGCATATTGGGGTCAAGCTCGGCAGGTTGTGCATACGATTAAACATCCCAGTAAGTGAGGTTGCTGAGAAGTTCGGGGTATCTCGAATGACTGTGTACTCTTGGTTTACTGGTGTTAGTCGACCACGACAAAGCAAGATAGAGCAAATAGAAAAGCTGTTAAAAGCTTAAGTCCACAAGGGTAGCTAGTTCGACGGAACGAAGAGGGGTGTGCCGAGCCCCCTGCTACCCTATCTTTTTCGGTTCTGAGGTTATATGGCAACAACAGACTTATTAGCTGCGGTACTGCCCCCCGAAGGAGAGGGATGGTACTGCACAGTCGGTTTAAAACAAGACGGGTCGATACGACCAAGACAGAACTTTTACAAGACACTAGCTGAAGTAGATGCTGAAGCAAAGGCTTTGGTAGCTGAAGGACTCAATGCGTACTTCGCTTGTGCTAAATACCTCGACCCTAATGAAGGGCGTATACAAAAGAACGGCGACCTAATCAAAGCGTTTTGGGTTGACGTTGATTGCGGGATAGATAAACCTTATGCAGATCAAGCTACTGGGCTGGCAGCCCTTAAACAATTTACTAAAAGCATTGGGCTTCCTTTGCCTAGTATCGTTAACAGTGGGCGTGGGATTCATGCTTATTGGCGTTTGGACACGGTTATTAGCCGTGCTCAGTGGAAACCTGTAGCTGAGAGATTAAAGGTACTTTGCGAAGAGCATAACTTTGATGCTGATCCATCACGCACTGCCGACAATGCGTCTATCCTTCGTATCCCAGAAACATTTAATTTCAAAGATGAACCACCGCTTGAAGTAGCAATCCTAGCCATTCAGCCTGAGATTAGCTACGATTTTATTAAGCAAAAGATTGGTGTATTGATTGCACCTGACTGGATGCCACGCCAGTTAAACGAGATGACCCGTGCATTGATGGGTAACAAACAAAGCCGTTTTAAGACCATCATGTTAAAGACGATGGACGGCAAGGGGTGCGCACAGTTAGAGCGCATCATGCTAGAACAAGACATTATCGAGGAACCACTATGGAGAGCAGGACTATCAGTTGCCGCAGCCTGTGTAGACAAAGATGAAGCCATACACAAGATCTCATCGCATCATCCGGAGTATGACCCGACCACAACGGAGAGAAAAGCCAACCAGACGAAGGGCCCTTACACATGTAAAACCTTTGAAGGTCTTAACCCTGCGGGATGTAACGAATGCCCAAATAAGGGGAAGGTATCGTCGCCGATCCAGCTCGGATCAGAAGTCGCTGTTGCGGAAACAAATACGGTCGTGGAAAAGACGGAGGAGGGTACAGAAACTTTCGATATTCCAGCGTATCCATTTCCGTACTTCCGGGGTAAAAATGGTGGGGTATACATCGAGGTGCGAGATGATGACGGTGGCAAAGACGCAATAAATATTTATGAGCATGACCTGTATATCGTCAAGCGGTTGCATGATCCAGCTAAGGGCGAATCAATCTGGCTACGCTTGCACTTACCTAAAGACGGTATGCGTGAGTTCTCAATGCCAGCAACGGATGTAATGTCCACTGACAAGCTACGGGATACGCTAGGCTACCACGGGGTCTATGGGCCTAAAAAACAAATGGAGTCGATCATGTCATATATCATAGCGT